AATCTGAAATAGGTTCAACAAAAACCGGTACCACTCACGCGAGATTAGCCCCGTGCGTTCATCAATGAACGGCACTCGCTGTGGTGGGATGTTGGTGATATTAGGCATTCGTGCCCGTCGCAGAAAGCTCTGCGCCCAAGATTGCAATCTTTACCGGGTCGGTGCCAGAGATTTCATACACCCGGTCCCGCAGCTTCAATGTCATGCCAAGCCTTCGCCAAAACACGCGCTTCTTGTAATCCCCATAGGCTCCAGTGCCAACCCAGTGCTCATTTGACCAAGTGTGGCCGCCGTCATCTGACCATCGCAGCATGATTTGAGGCTGACTGCTTAACGACAGTGGGTCTACCTCTTGCACAAGGTAAGAACCATCTTCTGCCGTAATAAACTCAAACGCTTCGGTCAACAACGCATTGTTAAGCTGTGGGTCGAAAAATGCGCCAGTCTCGCAGTCAAGTTGCAAACTGTGGTGAATAGTGCGTTTTAGCGTATTCTGACCAGTTGGTATCGCCCTCCATGAGCGAAGCCACTTTTGGATATTGCCGCCATCTGCAAAGACTTCCATGTCAAACGCATAGATGTCAGAAGTCTCAAAGTCGCCAACGATGATCTCGTTGTTGAACGCTGCTTGGCAATTGCTGCGATGCCTAGTAAACGATCCATTCTCAAACCCAGCACGTTCATGCCAAGCTTGGGTTGCAACGTCATACACCCAGGTTTTGTTAGCCGTTGGGAACGTCAGCACATAGAAAGCGTGGCCGTCTTGCTGGTACGTGTAGGCCACTGCGTCCGAAATAACCCCGTATTGCTGGATCTGCCATTCAACAGCGTGGGTGCTGATCCGCTGTCCGGTATACCCGTTAGCACGGTACACGATACCTTGTCCACGAGCATCAGCGCCAAGCCAGAACAGACCGTTGTCCAGCTTGGCAACAGAGTAGATGGCAGCGCAACCAATTTCGTTAAACGCCCCTTGTACCCGTGCCAATGGAAAATCAGGCAATCCGGCGTCATACCAAACCTCAACAGAGTTGGCGCCAAACAGCCAAACTTCTCTGTGATCCACGATCATAGACACCAAGCCGTCAGGAGACCCCTCCGCACTGGCAAAGTCCAACGGATCCACGGCGGTACCATCCAGCAAGCTGGTGACCCATACAAGCTGGGAGTTAGGCTGAATGAATACAAAGTACCCATCCAAATACCCAACTGTCACAGCACCAGGAAAGTCCGGGTCGGTAATCTGCGAGAAGACATTGGTGTTAGCGTTATAGATGTAACTGGGGCCATTGCAAGCAATGAAAAGTTGCGTTCCGTTGTCAGACATACTGACAGGCCCAGAGCCAGATACAAAGCCAATTAACGTAGGCACATAAGCTGCATTGATCTTGTACAACTGCGCACCAGAGACGGCATACAAACTGCCGCCAAACGACCACAAGCCACGGATAGGACCAGTACCAACCGAAGCTAACGTCCTCATACCTGGAGCGCGTTGCAAGAACCCCGCCTCTTTGCCCCCTTCTGGGACAACTTCCGGGAACAAGTTGATCATGCGGTTGTCTGCCGCATTAACCGATCTTGCTACATAAGCTGATCCAAGAATGGGGGTTTTCACTTAGTAGTTACCCGCATAGACGTTGAACCGCTGCCTTGTCGCAACCAATGAATAAGGCAAACTCATAATGTCATCAGGATTATTGATCCGCTTCAGGTTGCGCTTAGAAGCCATGGCAATCCGAGACACAGTAGGCGAAGGCTCAGAGCCAAATTCTGGGGCAAACTCGCAAGCCAGGTTGTACCTAAACGCCCTCAAGTAACCTGGGGGAAAGTACAGCTCCGTCGCCAACGTGACAGGTTGAGCCAACTCATTCACAGAAATGAAGTGCCATTCCAAATCCCTAGTGGGCTTTGGATAGATCGTCATCTGAATGTTCGGGTTGTCCATGTTGACAAACATCACCTGTGGATAGGTTGATGTCACCGTCTTCACAGCAATCCCGTTATATTGTTGCTGATTGATTATTTTGATGCCAAACGAAACATTGGTCGTTGGATCACGAAAATAGGTCGAATCATCGATCAACACTGGACGGTTTCCAACAAAATTTCCCGTTGGGCCAAGTGTTCTGGAGATCTGATCCGCAGGCCAAGTGAACACTTGATCCTGGGTTTTATAGATCATCAGCCTCTCAGTATTCCACGAGTCAATCATTTGATTCATGGCAAGAAGCGCGTCTTGAGACGCTTCTGCGGAAGGCGCTTCGCCTTCTGCAATTTGGCCAATCAGCCGGAGAGCACCGTTAATAATATCGCCAGCCGTTGCCATTCTTTACGCTCCTTGCGCGATCACTCGCGGGGGTCTACCTCGTCGCTTAACTTCCAGTTCATTCACGGGAGCCGCAACTTCAGACATGGAAGGCGTGTCAATAGTATACCTCACCCATCCATTACGCTCATCTGCTTCAGCTTCGATCTCAAAGCTAGCAATTTTGTTTCCGTGGATTGGATGTCTTAGAAAGATCATTGTCATCCTTAAAAACCCCACACCGTTTCCAGCGTGGGGCCTACTACATTAAGCAGCGCGATACAGCGTCCAGGTACTTTCGCCAGTCTTGCGAGCAAGATAACGAGCGGACGAGGTGACGGCAACAGTAGCACTACCAACCAAAGTCCAGCCGGTACCAGCCGAGACAGTCACAGCACCAGCGCCGGTGCCGGTGTTAATGATAATCAATTCAAAAGCCGAATCAACTTTTGCATTGCCAACAATTGCTTCAACAGCAGCAACGGTGGGCAGGGTGTAAGTGGCTGCGGTTGTACCGTTGCCACCAACCAAAATGCCACCGATGATTTGCGCCGCCGTCAGCGTGGCCGTAGCGGTAGCCGCTTCTGGTGCGCCTTGTGCAAAGAGCACAACTTCATTAACGTTGCCATCGCCGACTTGATAACCGCCGCCAATTCCTGGGAGAGCCATGATATTTTCCTTAAAAGAGTTACATAGAGGGGCCGAAGCCCCTTAAACAAGTTAGCCCCAGAGACGGCAAGCCATCGCGGGACGAATAACCTTATAGCCGTACAAAACGTCAATACGGCAAGGCATACGGTCATTGTTAATGTCGTACTGACGAACAATACGCATTGAGATACCGTTGTGAACTTGACGCGAGGCCATGTCCACACCTTGAGGCAGCAGCAAGTCAGCCGTTGCGAAGGTAATAGCATCTTTGTGATACACCAAGTTCTGAGCGTACTGAGCATTAGAGCCGCCCAAGAAGGTCAGTGCTGCGCTGGAGGCTGGGAACGAATTCACGGTGGCCAGAGCATGTGCCGAGGTGTAGATTGCAGGAGACACGCTCAGGGTGGCGGTAGTGCCAGAAGACACAGACACATCAGCAGTCACGGTGAACTGTTGCAGCGAACCGGTCGATTGACGGGTTTGTGGGTTAACAGCAAACACGCCAGCAATGGTGAACACGTCACCGACCTTGAAGGTAGGCGAGCCAACGGTAAAGCTGATTGCCAAAGAGGTGGCGCCTTGGCTGGAAACCGTGGTAGCCACGATTGGAGCCGTAGGAGTCACGCCAGTGGTGTGGTTGACAATTGACTGAGACATATTAATCTCGTCGTAGCCCAGCACGCCAGTGCCCATCATGCCGTTCTTGAATTGCTTGCTGATGGTGTCGGTAGGATTGAACAGACCCTTCATGCCTTCAACCAAGCCAGCATTTGCGGCAGGGTTGACGGTGGCATAACGGGGGCTCATACCGGCAGCGTTTTCGTTCAGCTTTTGCTGGGCTTGCAGCAGAACCAAAGAGGTGGCAGGCGTGGTGCCAGGGGTGCCAACGGAAGAATAAATTTCCTTGTAGGCGTTGGCAACGTCAGCATCAATCGAGGCAGCCAATTGGCTAACGCGAGGCTTCAGAACACGTTCTGCGAAGTCATCCAGTTGCATGGTGAGTTCGGCAGAGGTGAAATTCACACCAATGTGCTTCTGCGAGGCAACAGTCAAGGTGGTGGATTGCTCGTTGTCGTCCTGAACTTGCAGGGCGGCACCGTCCGTCACCAAAGCGCGGTCAGGCAGGCGGATACGCAAGGTAGAACCAATCTTGGCACCTTCAACAGCGAAGCTGTCATCGTACTGACGGTTTACGTTACGGGTAAGAACCAGATTGTTCTCCAGAATCTGGAGAGCCTTCCGGGTGATCATGTCAATGGTTAAGATGTTATTTGCCACGGTATATTTCCTTAGAGAGAAGTTAAATTAACGGTTTCGTGCTTCCAACCTTTTCCGCTCACGCATATTTTCAGCTTCAATCCACTGGCTGGCCGTCATGCTCTTGGTAGAGCGGGGGTCAGTAGTGTCGTAAACAGGACTACCAGTTGTACGGGCAGTAACAGGCGTAATCGGCGTTGGTGCGCTTGAAGTTTTCTTGACGGGAGGATTGTCGGCTAATTTAGCCTCAATCTTCCCAATTTCTTTAGCTTGCACGTAAGGCGTAAGTTTGGAAATACGTTCAGCTTCTTTTGGATTGGTTCCCAAGAAGTAAGCTACTTCAGGGCCAATATCCGAGGATTGAATTGCCTCAGCCATCACATTGGTGATTGGAAGGTTCGGGTTGTATGCGACTTGTTCAAAGTCGTCATACTTAGACCTAACCTCTTCTTCACGGTCGTGATAAGCACTTAGCACTTCTTGCTGTTGCCGCTGTGTTTCCCTTGCACGAAGCAGCTCTTCAGCCTTACGCATTGCCAATGCATCGGCATATGCTTCAACTGATTCAAACTGATCCGCTGGTGGAAGGTTAGCGGGGGTTTGTGGCGCTTGCGACTGTACTGCCCGCTGCGCTTGTTCCCTTTCCCACTTACGTTGCTCACGAGCGAGCCTTTTGCCAATGGCTGCATCAAGCTCTTCCTGGGTGAAGGTCTTGCTGGCTTCCGCTGGCTTTTCTTCCGGCTGAATAACTTCAGTTTCTGGGGCTGCCGTAGCTTCCAGTTCTGGCGCGGGCACTTCCGCTGAGATTTGAACTTCTTCTGTCATGGTTGAATCCTTAGATTCCCTGGTGAATCGCACCAGTACGGGGTTAGTTTACTACTTGTTTTGGTGTTTGGTGTTAGGCCGTGATCAATTCACTTCAAACGTAATTTGCCCCTGTATTGTTCTGGTATTTGTAGCATTTGCCCAAACAGCGACATCTATGGGCTGAAGATCAATTGTTGTACCTCCTGCGCCAACAGAGGCCGTGGCAATTAGTATTGCCCCATTGTTGCCTTTAACCAGAGTAGTTACTGACTTTGTTGCAACTTTGCTGTTTGGTATTCTAATGCTCAACACGTTGCCAGGAGTTCCTGAGGTTGTTGTGTTGTTGAGCTTAAATGAAACCGTCATTGTTTTATTAAGCAGCGTATACGCATATGTTTCCACGTCTGCCGAATCTACAGTCCAAGTCATCGCGCCACTGGCGGTAAAATAACTGGCGGAATACGCTGGAGATACCCAACTTCTGCCAGGATCAAAATTGCTTAAATTAACGTATGCGCCGTCAATCCACCCCATTGATGGCTCATTAGTCGTCAGGTTAATCGAGCCTGGATTTACGCCATTGTTCAAAGCAATACATCGGCTTTTGTTGCCGGTGGCACTGGCATCCGTAAACGTCCCAATTGCTGGCTCATCAACCGCCGTTGTGTAGTCCTTGCAGTAGCCCCACGCATCGCCGACGCTGACGACACGAACTGGATATTCAATCAAAATCGGGTTGTTGATCTGGTTTTGTTGCAGGGTGATCGTCGCCTCTATGATTGGATAGGCGCCGACTGGAGCAACAACCTTCAGAAACTTGGGGCGGTTTGTTCTCCAAATGCGCCCGATGCCCCACGCTTCAGACGCGCACCCTTCAATCAAAACATCTATAGCCGTGCTTGCTCTGATAAACGCGGTATCCATGACGCCGCCCCCAAACACTCGCCGAATCTGCAAGATGTTTGCAACAACGATATCGATGCCAATGTCCTCAACCTGGATGCCACCGCTTTCAATAACGCTCATTTGCCCGGCGTTGCCGGAGTTGACAACGAAACCTTTTGATCCGGCAACAGAAGACCAGATGGTAAATGTACTAAAACGGGTTCCATCATTGGCGTATGCGCCCGAAGAAATGCCGCTTGTGCCCCACTGTACGCCAATCGCACAATTCCTAATTGAGAAACGGTGAAACTCATTCTGTGAACCAGATGGGTTGTTGTCGCTATCTAGCAAAATGCCAGTGACGTTCTGGCTGTTTCCTTCAATATAAACGCCGTCTAACTCAAACAAGCGGGTATTGTAGACGCGGAAAATTGAACCTGTAGTTCCAGCCCAGTTAATGCATGACCCAGGCTTAGTGTTGACAACACCAAATAACGAACTTTCCCCGTATGCCCCAACAAGTTTGATATAGCTTTTGGCGTTGATCGTTGAAGTAACCTTATAGGTTCCAGCAGGCATGAAAACGGTCCCACCACCGGCGTTATACGCGGCATCAATTGCCGCCTGAATCGCCGCCGTATCATCCGTTACTCCGTCGCCAACGGCGCCAAAATCCTTAACCGACACACTCTCCCGTAACTTGCTTTGCACAGTGCTAACCACAGCCCCCGTACCAGCAGGCGTGTAAGAGGCCGCAGCGCCCAGATTAGCAGCACTGACCTTAACAGTAGCCCCAGACTGCACCACAGGCACCAGCTCGGTGCCTGCAAGCGGCAGAACAGCCGCCGCGAGTTGGGATATTTTCTTGTCAGCCATGTTTGCTCCGGTTTCTTTTCTTACTAAACAGCGACAACAGCATTCTGTAATGAAAGCCAGTCTGTTTCGTATTGATCTGCGTATTGTTGCAATTGGTTATTTAGGTTGCCGTTGGTTTTTACGCTTACGAGAGTCTGCCTAAAAACCAACCCTGAGAAATGCACATCAACTACATAATAGACTGGAGTAGCTTCAATGATTTGAAAGGTGGCCATTTTATACCGACCTAGCTATTTTAACTTTCACTTGCCCTGCCGCTACTGCTGTGGTGTCAGAATCCGCAGCGGCTCCGGTAATGGCAATTCCCAACCCAAGCGGGAACCTAAATCCACCGAAACCAGGCGTCACATCGATTTGTCCCGTTGCCGGAACCGTAATTACCATTTCTGGAACGTCCGTTCCCACAGTCGGTGCCGTGGCCTTGTTGTACAGTTTCACATAAGCGGGGGTTGCCCCGATGTTGCTTGCAAAGAACGCAGAAACTGCCTGAGTGCCGGTAACAATCAACGCCCCGTTAGTTGTGGCTGCTGAGTTTAATGCAAAGTTTGTTGTAACAACTTGCCCAACCGTTGAGAGAAGCCCGCCCTGCACAGTAACCGGCATGGCAAACGAGTTATCGCCAAACGGACGCGGCACGGCTTCAATGCGCTCCCTAACATAATCAAACAATCTTACAAACGAAATCCGGTAATCTGTGCGTTTAATTACAGCGCCGCCGCAGTTAGTGGAGGCAAAATCTGCCGGCACAACCGTGTTACCGATAGGTTGGAGCGTAAGAGTAGAAGTCGCAAGGTTTTGCACCCGATACGCGCCGTCACATGCGAGGGTCGCTCCGGTAGCGTTGTCGCGCAACCCGATTACATTCACGTAATCGCCAATTACTATACCTGTCCAAGTTGCGCTGCCGACGATAGTCAGAATGCCAGAAGCCAGCGTTGCAGACTGAGCGGCCATAGTCAGCCCGCCCAAAGCAGACATCAAATTACCACCCTGAACGCGAGCAACATACCCGCCAAACGTCGTGGCCGTTACCGCTCCGCCCCAGACGATGGTGAATTGCGTCGGGCTAACAATAGACGCAACAGCCGTCGCAGTAACAACGTTAGGGAAGTTTGTTTGATCACGAGCACCATACAACACAACCACGTCAGTAGTGGCTAGGCCATGCGCCACGTCTGTGGTCACGGTTGCGGTTGTCGTGCCGGTTTTGACGGCCGTGACAATTTGCGCGTTTGGAACGGTCAAACCTTTGTTATTTGTTGCCCTGACCCTAAATCTATATTCTTTCGATGCGTCCGGGACAACCTGTGTCCTATTGACTGCGCTTGATGACTGCGAAAGCGAATCCACGGCGCTTGACGACCATTGAGAGCGATCTGGCTGCAACACCAACTTGTATTCCGATGTCGGCTGGAAAGCATAAGTAAATGGCGAATTGATTGGAGCAACAGATGTTGTGGTGGCGACAGTCGTCGAATGGCTACCCGAAACGGTGCCGGACGGCAAAGACTCGCCCGACCCGCTTCTGAGGTAAAAACTGGCGTTAGTAGCCGTTGAGCTCTCGAAAATCATTGACGTGCCGTTTCGTGCGAATCCCAAAGCGGAACGCAAATATACAAAACCGCCCACAAACGGGCCAACAGTCAAAGAGGCGAGAGTTCCGTTAGGCCCGGCAGTCGCTTGAAACTGCGTGGGCGAAACAATTGCAGAAACGACCAAAGATGGATAATTTACGCGACTATCAGGAACACCATAAACGCCAAACCTAGTGCCAACGCTCAAGTTATGATTGAGAGTGGTAGTAACGGTAAGCGTAGTAGTTGATTGAGAAATGCTAGAAATATCAAGATCGGCAATAGCAGGAATTACCCCGAAATCGACGATCTCGTTAGAAAACTCTTGCCCCAAGGTTCTCTGTGATGCGTGAAACCCGAAGCTTCCTTCAACTGGCATTTTGAATCTGGCATTTGCGGTCAGAGCAGTCTCTGTGCCAGCTTCTAACGGGTCTTTCGAGATCACCAAATAAGATGACCCAATTGCGTTGCCGTCAAGTTGGACAATATCCCCCGCAGCTTTTGAAAGCGTCCAGGTGTTAGTTGTGTCAAAAAACTCAAACGGCTCTTGCAGTTTGGTATTAACGTTTTCCGTCGTAACTTCAGCAAATGCGGGGGTTAGTTTCATTTGTAATAGCTCACGTTTAAGATTGCGCCAGCGGCTTGCTGGATAAATTGCACATTAGACAGGTCGCCGTCATAAAACAACACCCCGCCATTTGGCACGGGCATCCCTACCGTTGCGGTAGGGGCAATCTTATCATCCCGCCATCTAACGCCCTGCCCCTCAACAGTGATGATCGCAACCGTTGGGGTGGTTGAGATGCCGTTTAGATCCCTAGTAGGCACGGTGAGATTGGTAGCAGACGAAAGTCCCGTGATCTGCTGATAACCAAAAATCGACGTTACGTCTTTTATCATGCTAAAAACCTCAATTTGTAAAGCGTGCTTAAGTAAAGGCTCAATATTTCATCGATGATATTATGCAGCGGAGTGCATTCTTTATCTACGATTTTGTATCGTTCAGCCTCAATTTCATCCACCTGGCCTTGCAAGAACTCAACAATGTTTGTCGTCTTCTTGGCAGACATCAACGAGACCGGCCCCATCAAGCCGTACTTGCCTTGATACGCCTCGGCAAAGCTATCAGCCAAATCAACAATTTCCTCATAGAACGCCTGCAACGCCATGTGCTTGGCAAAGCTGCGCGTGTTCAAGTGAACAGAATGGGCCACATCCCGCCCTAGGAACAACATCCCAACAAAATCACATGCCTTCATTTTGCATCCCTTGTTGTGGCATTTGTTCAGGCATCTCCCCGCCCATAGACTCACGGCTTGGCATCTGGCCGATCAAGTCTCCGGTGTCCATCGCCGCAGCAATCGTGCCCATCACAATGTCTTGAATCTGCTCAGGCGACATACCAGCCTGCACCGCACTAATACGCTGCGTCTCAGCCTGGTATGCCTTGACCTGCGAATCAAACTCCTTGATCGCAATATCACGCGCCTCCATAGACTTGGACACGTTTTGGAGCATCTGATGCATCTGCTCCATTTCCTTGCCCATGGCCTCCATTTGCTGATTTGCAGCCTGCAAAGCAGGATCGTCCTGGTCAGATAGCAGCTTAGGATCAATCGTCTTCTTCAGACGTTCAGCCATCTCATTGGCGCCAGGCCAGTCCATATTCTTGACAAACAAGTCACCAGCCACAGACCACAATTCTGGATTACCCTGAAGAATCTGGCTCATCGCCTCCATAGACTCTTGGCGCTTGGTCATGTAGCTCGGGCCAGTCGTGACGCACACATCATATTTGCCAACGCTAGGATTGTAAATCTTCTCAATCACAATCCCATTTTGGTCAGTAATTTTCTTGACAGGCATTGGCTGGCTTGGATCAATCTTTGCCATCTTGGTCTCGCCATCGACGCCAATAATCCGAGCAATTCGTTGCGTGTCGTATATCTTCGGTGCGAGGTCGATGATCTGCCGACCGATGTAGCGCACCGCCCTGGAGTAATTGTCAACGAAGTGATACGTCCCCGTATCGCCTTGCTTCTCGCGGGCCAAAATAGCCCGGCCAGATCGCTCGTTAGACGTGGCGCCCAAACTCGCGTCATACTGCCCCGTAGTGGACTTGATGTCCTCCGAAGCGCCCATCTTGGCCTGAATAAGGCCTGTTTGGGCCATTGGAGGCTGGGCACGTTGAGGCAATGGTAAGACCGCCCCTTGACCGTCCGTAACGTCAGGATTGACCTCCAAGTACGGCCAGTTTTGCGTGTTGGCCGTCTTCCACTGGTTCTCATAACCCTCAAACTGGCCCCCATATCCGATGAACGGTGCTTTAGGTGCCAGCGCCAACATTTCGGCCTCTTGGCTAACCCAATAGTTGTACATCCGCTGTGCATCCTTGGCGTTACGCACCAAGCCAGACACATACAGCCGACCATCAACCTCAAACTCATTGCCAACCACCCGGACAACGGGAATGTATTTCCCCGCCCAATCTTGCTGCTCAAGAATCTCGTAACCGTTAATCTTGCACCACTTCACACGCTGCACATCCACCTGCCGAGTACGAATAGGCTTCATGCCCATCGCTTTCATCTGTTTGTCTTGTGGATCGCCAGCAAAGGCAGACACATTCCCGTGATACAGGTTCAGAGTCTTCTTCTCATGTTCAATGTGAAAATACTCAGCAATCCGAACCGTGTCCTCATTGACCCACTGCGACAACGACTGATCGCCCACCCCCAGCGTCTGCAACGTGGAAATAGGCTTGGCATCCGGGAACATGCGCTCGTAATCCTCTTTGAGGATGTCCTCAGTAATGAAGCACCACTTGGCATCAGCTCCGCAAGGGTCCTGGATTGTCGGGTCCATGTACACCGAAAACCCATTTCTCACTCGGCCAATCTTGATGTCTTGGTCAAAAGAGTTTTCGTCGCAATACTCAGTCAGCAGCCGAATGTACCCCTCGCCATACACAACTTG